CCAAGTCCGCCAGGCATCCATCAATGCAGCACGGCTGGCGGAATAGGAGGCGTTGAAGGCCTTGGCCAGCACCTCCTTAGGAATCCCCAGGCCCATGGAGCAGATGTTCAGCATCGCCCCAAAGAATGGGTCGAAGTTTGGATTTGGGCGGCCAGGGGTAGGGCTGACAATGCTTTCGCCTGGCATCAGGTTTATGGCGCGGCCGCTTTCGATCGTGCCGTCCCAGCCACCAGCTGCGGCCAAAATCTTGCCCCGCTCGTCATCGCTGAAAATGGTCGTTTCTTGAAAGGCATCTGGGTCCATCTGCAAAAACAGCGCCAGCGCTGCGCTGTTCACCGCCGCGTCCACTTCGGCGTCGGTGTACCGGGTTATCTGTTTGATTGTGGCAATAATCGGGGCCAGGATCGGCAGCCCACGGGTTTGGCCGGGGCGCTTTACCTCCTTCAGGTGCAACACATTGCGGCGGCCAGAACTGCCCCGGTACGGGATGCGCTCCCATGTGTTGGCGGTTCGGGGAACTAGCCGGCCTGGGTGGTAGCGAGAAACATGGATCGCTACCGGCTCGCCGTCGGCATCGCGCTCTACGCCATCAATCAGCGTGGCGGTATTCATCCGTCCATCTGGATTGCTAACCCGATCAGCCTCAACAAGCTGCACCGTCAGCCGAAACGGCCAATCCTCGCGGCCCTTATCACCAAGCAGTACAAACACATCACCGCTGGAATCATGCGAACGCAACGCCAACTGCTGCTGCTCATAGAAACAAAGCTCACCATGGCGATCGGCATACTGGGATTTCGCCCACATTCCAAACCGCCGCTCGGTCATGCTCTGCCATTCGCTGGCCTGTTCATCCGACAAGCCCAGTTCCTTGGCATCGATTCGGCTTTGCAGGGTGAGGCCGGTTCCAACAATGTGCGAAACCCTTGTCTCGATTGCCCCAGTCGCTACCGGTGCGGTCCTCTCCAGGTCCCTGGAGAATGCCCGCAGGTCGGCCAGCTCATACTCGGCATCACCGTCTGCATCCAGCAGCTGGGGGCGCCAGTTGGCAAACCGCGGCGACCGGGCCATCCTGCTGGTGCCGGTCATGCCGCCAAAGGCCATCATCCCGCGGACATGGCCTAGGCGGTCAAGGTCGGCGGGCAGGGCCTGAGCCAGCTGAAGCTTCTTGTTGTTGCGACGCTTTGCCATCAGAAGTTAGGCCTAGGGGTGAATCCCCGGCCACGGCCATTGGCCCGACTGCTCAGCTCCTGCACTCTGCGATCCCATATCTGAATCCCTGCCTGAATTTCCGCTAGATCTGCACGCTTGAGCATTCGATCTCCCATCTTTTTTTCCTGACCACCCAATACCTTGACCTCGGCATCAAGGTAATCATTGAGCCGCGCAGTGGCGATAGCGAGCGTAATTCCTGCCATGCCTAGCATCATACTCACCCAAACCGCCCGCCAGTGCCAAACCTATTAGCCCCTCCCCCTCCTGTCCCCGGCGCCTGGGTGCCCAGGGTGCGGGCGAGCTGGGCCCACATGGTGCCTGGGGTGTAGCGGCGGGTCACCAGCTGCAGCACCGCATAGGCGTAGCGGGTGCAGTCGCCCCCCTCATCTCGCGCCCCGGTTGGTGGCTCCCAGTGATAGCTGATCTGGCCCCTGCTCCGCCGCGGCAACCGCCTCCAGGGGAACAGCTCCGCCAGGAATTGATCGGTTGAGCACAGGCCAAAATGCAAGTAGCCAGGGCCCACGGTCTCAACCCCCAACCGATACTGCAGTGACTTGACGCTTTCGTCATAGCCCACAAAGTACAGGTTAACCCCGTTTTTTACGATCGGCTTATTTTTGCGGTTGATGCTCACCGGCACGCCCCTGCCCAGCAACGGTTTGCCCTTCTGCGGGGCCCCTCGAACTGGCACCCAAGTGTCCTTACGGGTTGAGCAAAACTCGCGGACTGCCTGGCAACTGGTTGCATCGCCACCCTCGTCAATGCCGCCCCGCGCCAACCTGAGCACGGTGCCATCCTCTCGAACCCATTTGGTTTCGGCGATCCGGTCCAATTGCGCAAGCGTGTTTTTGTCCTGGGGATCGCCATCAATGTCCCAATGGCCCAGGTGCCAGCCCTCCTCCCCAACACCCCAGCCCCAGACGGTGGCCACCAATCGCTCGTTTGCCGTGCCGCCACCGCCCTGGGTGTCCACTCCAGCGGTGATCAACAGCACGCCATCAGGCACGCCGGTCAGGGTGAAATCTTCGCCAAGAATCGAATAACCGTTGCCCAGCTCCGTAGATTGCCGGCGCTTGGCCAGGTTGTCGGCCGAGACCTTGCCGGCCTGCGAGTCCTCCCAGCCTTCGCCGAGCACCGTATTTTTGAAGGTCTGCATTGGCTCTGGGTCGCCTTTGCGCAACGCCTCCAGGGCCTCTTTGTATTCACGAACCAGAATTGCCCAGTCCGCCGCAGGTGAATAGCTGTAGGCCGCCCACACATGGAACCCAACGAGACGAGGGACCTGGGCAACAGCGGTCGGGCGATCCTCGCAGCGCTCCACCATCCAGCGTTTTTTGCTGTGCGGGATTGGCTTTTTGCAATTCTCGCATTCGTAATGGGCGGTAAATTCGCCCTCTTTTATCATTTGATCCCATCGCAAAATTTGATAGTGATTGCAAAATGGGCAGGGAACAAAAAATTTTCTTTGATCTGATTTCTTGTATAATTCTTCTGTTCGCCCATCCTTAAATATCGGCGTACTGCCTACGCCTATTTTGCGGTCCCAGTAATAATCTGCTCGGTTGCGACCTAGCTTGTAAACATCACCTTCGTCAATTCTGCGATAAGCGTCAAACTCATCAAAGAGAACAATCTTTCTAGACTTGCGTCGAAAGGCCCGCCCACTCGCAGCGTTTACTATATCTATTAAACCACCATTGCTAAGCTGTTTTAGAAGGATTGTATTACTGCTGGTGTTGCGTGCTTTGGATTCAGTTATCAGCCCCTGCAGCGCTGGCGTATCCTCGAACAATGGCTTGATTTCTTCCTTGCTATACCCTTCAGCGTCTTCCTTTACTGGCTGCACAATCATGATCGGGCATGGATCATGGTGCGAGTAATACTGAACGACAACGCCCAACATCTTTGTCCAGCCGACGCGAGCCGACTTCAGGCAAACGACCGTCTCAACGTTGGGGTTAGTAAACGCATCCAGGATCGGGCGCTGATACGGCAGCGTCCGCCACTGGCCCTTCTCCGCTGCGTTGCCGGTCATCACCGCGCCGCCATCGACCGTGGCCGGTTGGTCCGCATATTCCGAAAGCCGGAGCTTTGGAGGTGGCTTGAATCCGCCCAGGATGCGCCGCGTCAGCTCCTGCACCGCTGGCAGCGTCAAGGCTCAACCTCTGGGTAAAGCTCCATTACGTCGCCCGCAGCGAGACCACTCAAGGCCTCGCGTATCAGGTCCATCAGCACCGCCACCTCATCGGGTGTCAGGTGCGGGATTCTCTGCTTTGCCTTGCTTGGCACCCCGAGCATCACGGTGCGGGTGATGTTTACCGCTGCATCCCAGGCCTGCCCTACTTCCTCGCGGGGGAGCAGGGCGTTTGCCTTGGCCTTGCGATCCATTTCTAGGATATTGGCCTTCTCAAATTCGGATCGAGCTCGACTGTCGTTGTAGCTGGGGATTTCTTCAGGCTCTGGGGAGTCGTCGGCGAAAGCCTGGGCAGGGGGACGCGACGGCCTGGCCTTTGCCGGCTGCTGATCTCGCTTGGCCGTGGGCTGCTTGGCCTCGGATTGAAACGGTGCCACCCTGGCCAGGTACTCATCCAGCAAGATGTCGGCATCAAGCAGCAGGGGCCTAGCCCTGAGGATGCAAGGGCTGCCCAGGAGGGCGCCCTTGACGCACAACTTCTCTAGGTTCTGCCGACTGCATCCCCTTTCCGGGCCTGTCGCCGTTTCAATCAGCGCCGCGCCTTTGGTGCTGTTAACAGGGGTAGCCATTGCAACCAGCTTAGCAGCGGTTGCAATTGGGTTGCAATTGGGCAGCAGGCTAGTGGTTAATGGTTATACGCTATGGCAAAGGCAAGCTCATCAGCGCTGGGAGCTTTAAGAGCATTCTGAATTTTCCTTAATCGAAGCTCACTGAAAAATGATTGGTTTTTATACCATTCCTCCATAGGCTTAGAACGTTTTGAAAAATTACACGACATACATGCTGGAATAATATTTCCGATATCATGCGCTCCCCCCTTGCTAATGGGAATAACGTGTTCGATTTGCATATCACTATTTAGTCCGCAATACGCGCAGCAGTTATTAAATTCATTGAATCGCTGGCGCAATGCGGACACAGATACCTGAACAGGCGTCTGGCCTCGATCTTGAGCTTTGCGACGTTTTGATTTTTCCCTGTGGTAAAGGCGTAGATCTGGTTTTGTCTGGTATTCAAGCCACCAGCTCAACTGGGCCCATTGGCGATCGTGCTTTGCTTTAGCCTTTGGGTTTTGAGCCCAGTACTGGCGTTGCTGCTGCATGACAAGATAAGCCACTGTGGAGGGCTTGCCAACTGCTCGGAGGGCCTTGTTTAAAGCGCTTTGCTCTGAACCTGAAGCGGCATTAATAGGCATGGTTCCGCGTGAAGTTAAACCCTTATTTTTCAGTGACTGCCGATATGTTGCCTTGTAAATTTTTCTTCGTTCTTGAACAGAAAGGCAAGGGGCGCTGGGGGAGGGTATAAGTTTTGTTTTCGCTCTTGCCGCGCGGTTTATTTTTTTACATTCAATGCAATCACCTCCTTTAATCCCTCTAAGGCTTTGGCCGGTGGTTTGGTAATCGTGCTTACGCCTGCACAGGCTTCCAAGCCTGAATCTTTTGATGTCAAAGCTGTATGCTAATTGCATCGGCCTGTTAGAGCAGGGTGATCACGGGTCGGGAGTCTCACCTCGCCGGCCCACATATATTATAGCGCCAATCTGCAACCTATGCGGAAAGCGTTATCAACAGATAAATCGCGGCTTCGTGGCTCCCTCGCTATGTGTCGCCGGGAGGACCCAAGCCGAAATCCCTTGCTATGACTGGGTTCTTGGCAGATGAATGACTAAGATTTGCCGAGATCCCTTGCTATGACTAGGCCGCGCATCATCGCCCCCCATACCCCCTGGCGGCTGAGTCCAGGGCCCGCTTGTAGCCCGCTATGAACGATCTGTTGATCTCGATGTTGATCTCCGTCTGGATCAATTTGCTGTGCTCGCCCTTGTCGAACATCCGAGCAACCGACGGGCCGTAGACGACAACCAGTTTGCGTTTGCCGTCAGGCTTGCGCTTGTTCCCAACCCTGAAGGGCAGCATGACGCCGCCTTTGCCCATGGCCATGAACGTCGTTGGGTAGTCCTTGCGTTGGCCGCGCAGAATGCTGGCTCGGCCCGGTCGGCCCCGTTTTGTTGCCTTCCCCCAACCACGTCCGCGGCCTAGCCCTGGGAGCCCGGTGGCACGGGTACCGGGCCTAAACCCGAACTGGCTAAGAGTTGGTGCGCGTGCTGCAAATGTGAGAGTGGCTTCTCCTCTGCTCGCCAAACCCGTGAACAGGCTTACATCCTGTTTAATACGTCTTGAGCCAATGTTATATCTTTGGCTAATACTTTTGCCTGCCTGCTTATTGGCGGACGTGGCAGCGGCCAAGATCCCTGCCCTTGTTGCTTTCTGAAACAATTTGGGATCAAGGAAGGCCCGCATCTTTTCTAGCTGGCTGATGCCATCGACTTTCACCCTGATGAATTCGTTGGTGCCCATTTATCCCCCCGTCAACCCCATGGCCTGGAGATAGCGGGCCCATTGCTCCACTGTCAGCACCACGCGCCATTTGCCCCCGCGAAATCGAATCAGGCTGGCAGCGTGTTCCTCTTGGGCGTTAATCCGCTGTTGCTCTGCTGCGGTGGGCTTCACCCTGGCGGCGGCAGCGGTGTCTTCCCAGTTGGCGATTTGGACGACATGTGCCGGAACCCCGTCAAGGTCGCCGGTGTCGTCCGCCCTGCCTGCCCCGAGCTTGCGTCGAATGGGCAAGCCAAGTGCTTCGGTGAGGATTGCAGCAGCCTCCAGCTCGCCTCGATCCCCTTTGCGTTTTGGTCGGTTCGCCATGCCCCCAACCCTACCTCAAATCCTGCGTTGCCGCTTGTGACACGCGCCGGTAGTGAAGGCCGCAGGCTGCGGTTCCGTGGGTGACTGAATTCCAAATGTTTTTTTTATGAGTAAATACTTCCCTAGCTGCTGCAGCAATTGAAGGATATCGGCGTCCAGTTTCAACGCATTCTATAACATAAGATTTAGTTAATCTTGGTAATTGCATTTTGGTGATCCTAGAAGCAGCAATCTCCGAATCAAAAAGTTGTGTAAGTTCTGATTGTCCAATGCCTCCAAACTGTTCTGGATATTTTACAGCAAATCTTCTAAGTTGCCTACGTGAGACAAAGCGAGGGCTATTTTTTGCATCCGATCGTGCAACAGCGGGAAGGCCAATTTTAATCCAATTATAAATCTTTTCATAGCTATAGCCCGTAAACGTTCTGATGTCTCCGATAGATATAAATTCTCCTTGGGGCTGCATTGAGAGGCCTAGCTGCTCGGCCTTTCGCTGCATGGCCATGGGCGTTCTGGGTGGGCGGCGTTGGTTGAAGCGCCTGACGACCAGCTGCCAGGGCAGCTCCCCAGCCAGTTCGGACAGCACCTCCAGGTCTTCAGGTGTCCATCGCCTCGATTGTTGTTTGGGTGCTGGTTGGTCCATGGCTGATAAGTGGGGCTCTTCGTGATGAGTGGGGATGAGTTCAGAAATCACCCCCCCCCCAATAAAAAACACAGGGATCGGGAAAAAATCCGGCAAATCGCAGTCATAGCAATGGTTTAGAGGTTCAAAACATCGGGAATTTTGCGGGAATTTCTTTGGGGATCGGGATTTTTCAAAATCCTGCCTCTTGAGAAATTCCCGCAAAATTCCCGCAAAATTCCCGATTTGGCAAACCTGAAACCCTTTCCACTGCAAACGATCTCGCGGATTTTTTCCCGAAATCCCTCTAAAAAGAAAAAACAGTATGGGGGGGGGAGGTAAGAGGTAGAGATTTGGTTCATTACAGAATCCTTACAAGGCATATCGAGGGGCATTGCGGCCAACGGTTGTCAGCTTCCAGGCCTTCCCCGCTTTTTTGATCAAGCCTTGCTTTCGCAGCCAGGTCAGGTTGTTTCGCACTGTGGCCTCAGAGACCCCCTGGAGGTCATCGACCAACATCCGGGTGTCGGTGGGCCTACCGCTGGCCTCGCGCAGCTCCAGGCGATCCAGGAGGGCGCAGCGAGCGTTTCCGGTGATCTCGCCATCGGTTACCTCAAAACCGTCACCTGCTAGGCGGTATTTGAAATCACGGGATTGGCTGCCGCGGAGCTTCAAAACCGACCACTCATTGCAGGTGCCCCGTTCGCCGGTGTGCCTGGTGATCTGGTGGACGCCGCTGGGGATCTGGTTGATGTTTTGGGAGCCTGCAGCGGCCTGTACGCCCTTGCCAGCGGCCTTGCCGCCTGCAGGGTGGTGCAGCCAAACTAGGGAGCAATGCCGGCCAACGAGGGCCTGCATGAACCTCATCAACGTGCCGACCGGGCCGATTCCAAAATTGATCCCGGCAAGTTCGAGCACGGCTTTAAGACTGTCGATGACGACCAAGCTGTAACCGCCAAGTTCAAGTTCATCGCGCAACTCAAGCAAGCCCCTGGGGGAGCAGCACCAGGGCGGCATGTGATCGCCAGCCTCGGCGGCCCAGATCGATAAGCCTTCGATGATCTCTGGATCGTCGGCCACCCCAAGATCTTCGAGGTATTCCAAAACCATGGCCCTTGCCCCCTCGCCGGCGTCGGTGCCAATCCAAAGGACCTTGCCGCGCCGGCCGGGATCAACGGGGATCTCCTGATCGAGAAACGCCCGGCCTTTGATGACAGCCGCGGCCATTGCAGCTGCGGCCATGGTCTTGCCGGCGCCACCTGCTCCGAATACGACATGATCCCGACGCCAAAGCAAAAACCCAGGCAGCAGATCCTCTGCAGGTGAGTCCAGGGGATCGGTGATTGATCGCCCCCGGCGTTGCCCGCTGTGGCCCTGCTGCAGGGGAAGCCCCCACCGCGCCGCCAGGGCCACCATCATCCGATCGTCAATGGCATCGCCCCTTACCCCCAAGGCAAATAGCTCGGCCCTGATCGCCTGCTCCTGGGCCCATTGGTCAGCGGGCTCAAGCTTGAGGTCCAGGAGGATGTCAAGCAGTGATTGAATCTGCTGGTCGCGTGGGGGCTCGGATCGTTGGGGCCCTGGCTGCTCCTGCTCCTGTTGCTGAACCTCAACCAGCGTCCAGTAGGCCTCGGTGGCAGCTTGGATGATGTCGAGGATCGCGCTTTCGGGCCCATCTGGGGCATCGTCGATGGATCCACCGTCTGGGAGGCCGGGCCATAGATCAATGGCCGGGATCACGATCATGGGCAGCCCTGCCTGCGCTGCGGCCTCGGCCGCGTTCTCGGCGCGCCGTCGCCCCTCCTGCTGGTGCTCGGGCCGGTTGGGGCCGTCATGGTCGGCCAAGTAAACCACCCCTGGACACCCCGCATCCCGCAGCGCCTGGTAGCGGGGCACGATCAACTCAATGGTGCGGGCGTGTCCTGGCTGGCTGATCGTGACGACCCCTTCGAACGCGCCGATCTCTGCGCATTTTTCGCCCTCGGTTTCCAGGATCCAGCCCTCAGCGCCGATGGTGTCGTCATGGTGGAAAACTGGCCATGGATCAGGTCCGGACCCCGTTTGCCATTGGTCGTCCAAAAAAGGCACAAGGATGCCGAAATAACTGGCGTAGAACGCTTTGTCCCCGTCAGCCAATGGCACCCTCCTGACCAGTTGGGTGTCGCTGTAACGGTAGGGGCTGCCGCCTGGCTCCCTGGGGGTCATCCTGGCCAGGGCCGGCGGCCGGTCAGGCAAAGGCGCCGGCTGTGTCCGCGCCGGCTCTGGTGGTCGCCGCTGGATCAATCGCCTGGGGAGGCGCTGGGCCCCGTCGCGGGGTTTGTCGAGGGTGAAGTGTCCCGCCCGGCCGTCGCGGGTATTGCCGGTGAATGCCCAAGCCCCCTCGTCTGCCCCTGTGACCACCTCACCGGTTCGCAAGTTCTTCGGGTGATGGCAAATCACCTCCAAGCCATCGGCTGATATTCGGCAGTCGCTGTCTTTCGTTCGACCGCAGACCGGGCAAGGGTTGCGCCTGCTGCTGGGGATCAATTTTTGTTTGTCGCCCATTAAGGCTTGCCCTTGTGGCTGGTGCCGGCCTCAGCCTTCATCGCGTCAATAACCAGCAACTGCATCAGGGTCGTCTTTGGGATGCCTAGGGCCTTCGCCTTGGCATCTAGCCAGTGGCGCTGGTCTTCAGACGGTCGAAAGGTCAGGGTTGCGCGGGACATCTGCGGCAGCGGGTTTGATTAATTTACATCAGATCCGCATCAGATCCGCGTCAGGGGTGCTATGGTCCACCCATGGCCGCCGCACCATGACCTGGTAGCCAGCTACCGATCCTTGAGGCTCCCACCATGCCCTAACCCTTATGCCCCGCCTGGGGGTTGTTTGACAGCTTTGAAAATCATTATTATTCCCGCTTTCCCATGACAGCCGAACACAATGAATTTCCACCGCTGACACGCGATACAAAAGCGGTTTTTGATGCGGGAATGCTTGACCTTGACACGTTCGCGCCTTATTGGAGTCGCCGCTTTGCCGCTGCCGTGATCCGGGAGGCGATGACGCAAGCCAGCTCAGACAGGCCAGACAGTTCCAAGTGGGATGCCCTCGGCGCCATCGCCGACAACCTGCACGCCCCGCCCCCACCCCCGCCGACGCGGGAGCAGATGGAAGATGCGCTGCGGCTCTTGACACAGCTTGCTAACTACCAGTCAGGCAGTGAAGCTGATGTATGGGCGCAAACCATCCAACGCGGCATCGCCCACTACTGCTCCCCCACCACCTAACCCCACGGGGCATGGCGGGCAGTTCATGGCCCGGATATGCGCTCCCTGGTGATGCCGTCTACTGCCCGGCCCTGGTGGTAGCAAACAACGGCCTCTTGCCTGCAACGGGACCCATCGAGGTTTACCGCTGGTGCCATCCGCACTGGAGGTGAGTGGTAACAAGCGCAGACCTGTAAGTCCCCGGCTTTTTCTTTACACAATCACCCCCCTGTTTTTTCCCATGTTTGCTTTAATCGAAACTAACCAAGCGACCCACATCGCCATCCACATCCCACACGATGGCGCCGATAAGTCATTGCCTGCTCTGGCTGCAATGCTGGAGCAAAATGCTATTTTTGTAAGATCCAATTATTTGGAAACAATTAAAGTAGAGCCTAGTATGACAATACATCTTAAAGATACAGTAGAAATTGTTGGCAGGGAAATGGAAGTCGCCATTGTCGTGCCATCAAGCAGGCAAGTCTTAGGTGACGACTTTGTTTTAGCCACTTCAGAGGCTTACATCAGCAACAAGAAAACTCTTGAGCAGCGTGACGAAAAAATATCTAAACTAACTAGCGAAAATGTTTTTTTGAAGGCTTCCCTAGAAAGGCTGCAAGCGACGCTAGATGAATTAAATAAAGAAGCTAACGATGCGATAGAATAGGTTTAATTTTTTATACACAACCCCCCTTTTGATTCCATGAAAGACCCGCACGGCACGCCACCCCCCAATCTTCCCGTTTTATGGTGTCGATCTGATGATTATCAACAATCATTGAAAAGTCTTAAATCGGTCGTTTGCTGGACCGAACCCCACTGCGGCTTGGACATGCCGCTCTATGCCGCGCCTCAAGTGGCTTCTCAAGTGGCTTCTGGCATCGATCGTGAAACCGCATCCGACTTGGCTGCTCAAGTATGGGCAGAGCTGCATAGCGCTGGAGTAGAAGTGCCCCCTGCGGACATTGATGTTCGCCAAATCATTGAAGATGCCATAGTAGTTGGCATAGATGATTTGTCGCATCAACACTTTATTAATTGGTTGGATTTGCGGGGCCATCATTACATTGCCAAACTTATCAGGGACCATGTTGCCCAATGATTCACACAATCTGCGAAAACCAACGCATCACCGAAGACGGCCTCGTCTGGAAGGTGATGCTCCAAGCCACCCTAGGGGTTGGCACCTGGAATGTAAAAGCCACCCTGACCCGCAAGAGCAGGGTCAAAGAGCAATATGGCCGCTGGTCGTCTCGAACCGGGTGGAATACCACAATGTGGCACCCGCTGCCAGGTTCTCAGATTGCCCAGATTGCAGAGGACTGGATGCGGGCCCATCCCGTACCGATCTCTGATGGTGTTGTAGTTAGCCGGGGAAGGCCATGAGCATCCCCACCGCCCGCGAGGTCCTGGCCCGGTTGATTGAACTGGACGACCAAGCGCCAACGGGGTTTGAGATTGGGACCGATCCGCAGTGGACCAGCGACTGGTATCAGGCTATGCACCAAGCCCGCCAGGCCCTGGCCCCAAAAATCGCCATGAATCAAGCGGCATGGCTAAATGTTGCAATTTGCGCCGCTCAGCGAGCCAAGATTGCCAGACAGGAAGCCAGTAACCCCAAGCTTGAAGGCTGGAGGCGTCGCAGATTTACTAATCGGGAAATCGGCGAAACGGATACTGTCAACATGGCTTTCAATCGTGCCGCTGGCACTAGGGTTTTGCTTGATTCTGTTACGTTTCGCTGGATGTTTGACTATTCAGAGCTTGATCAATCTGTCGTTGAAGAGGCACCATGAGCACCCTGCCCCAAATCCCCCCCGGTTCAACAATCCGCCAAAACCCTGACGGGACGTGGTCGTATCGAGACGGCCCCCACGTATGGCGCCCAATGCCAGCCCCGCTGACTGCTGCGCCGTGGGTGGTGCTAGAGCCTGCAGCACCAGCGCCGACAACCGGCACAGCGATGAGCACCCCCAAGGCGCAAACCGACGCCGCGCAGGCGGTTTATGAAGCCGCCCACAATGCCTGGGTGAAAACCGACGACCCATCCAATCACCTAGGCTCTATTGCCGCCGCCGCACTCCGCGCCGCTGCTGCGCAAATTACCGCAGGGGAGATCCCGCCCCATGTAACGGGCGATGTTTATTGGCCGTGGCGAAACGGTCGCGCTACGGCCGAGGAACATTTGCTCGCCATCGCCACCGAACTGGAGGGGATCAATGGCTGACCCCACCCTCTCGGACCGCCTGGCCCTGGCTGCGTGCCCCCGGCAACGGTCAGGGGCCACCCCATGCCCCGCGCCGTGCATTGGTTGCCTCGTCATTGCCAGGGCGGTTGCTCACGAGATCGCCGACTGGCTACGCGAGCGTCACGGAGGATCGAGCACCACCGCCGACCTGCTTGATGGGGTTGGTTGCCACCAGCCCGATCCCCCGGCAGGGTGGCCAGCGATTGACCCAGGGCAGGAGGCTGCCGCGATTGCTATCGCCCGTGAGCTAAGGGGGCCCGATGCCTGATCCCGTCTCAAACGACGAGCTGGCTGGTCTGGCACGCCTTGCGCAACCGCGACAATCACCCAACGAGGGGCCATGACCCGATCCTCCTCCATCTCCTGATCACCCACGCCCACGTTCAACCATGACCGCCACTCGCTCCTCTCAACCCATGCCTACCAACGATCCAATTATCGCTTGGCACCGCCACGCCCTGGAGGCGATCCAATCCGCCGGCAGCAATGGCAAGCCTGGCGTCCCTCCCACTACGGGTACGCGGCTAATGGCCATGCTCTCCACCGCGCTAGAGGCGTCACGCGACAGCGGAGACGCGGCACTGCACAAAACGGCGCACACGATTTTGTGGCATGAGCTACCCACGGAAAGGGTGGCGCTAGATAATCATTACTACAGGGCTATGCAGTCCGTCGGGGGCCCCTGGAGGGACATTGTGCTAAGCCGGCGCCGTGGCCAGGCTATTGCCGATTCCATCCGTCGCACTCGCAACGAGGACGGCTCTCGTAACACCACCCCCTACAGGCCCCCAGCCAACGCGCTGCCAGGATATACCTGGATGCCCGCCGAGACGGGCCCCACGGCAGGGGTCGCCGTAGGCCCTAGCTGGGGATCCGTGGGGCTATGGAACCCAAAAAACAAAAGGCTGCGCACCGATGGCCTGCAGGCCCGGCCCGATGTCAACCTTGACCTGTACGCCCAGCAGCTCAACGAAGTACGCCAATACGGTGGCCTCGCCAGCACCGCAACCACCACTTCGCTGCGCAGCGCTGAGCAAACCAATATTGCCTTGTTTTGGGCATACGATCGCCCCGACACATTCCGGCCCTACGGCCAGCTTGTCGAGATGGCCATGGATGTGGCGGCCCAGCAAAAAATGAGCAGCCGGCTTACCAGCGAGCTGCTGGCTACTTTGAGCCGGACAATGGCAGACGGGGTCACAAAGGCCTGGAAAGAAAAATACGACAACGTCCAGCCCCGACCCTGGGACCTGATCACCGGCAGCTTCTCCGATACGGATGGTTCGGCCCTCACGGTCCGTGATCCAAACTGGCAATCTTTGCTGTCTTCTATCAATGGCGTTCAGTCACCACCTTTTCCAGACTACCTTTCTGGTCACTCAGTAATGGGGGGTGTTTGGGCTAGCGTTATGACGCATTTTTTGGGGGACAATGTAACCTTTAGCGCAAAATCAGTAGACTTGCCTGGAAAAATTAGGCATTTTGATGGGCGTATTCCAGTGGGCAGCCTGGGAGATATAAGTGCCGTAACAGCTTCCCCTCTATGGAGAAATAATGCCTTTTTTGAATCCGGTCTAGAGAATGCAATGAGCCGCGTCTACGGCGGCGTGCATATCCGTGAGGCTTGCACGGATTCCTTTTTGTTGGGCGTTGAGATCGGAGCCAACCTATGAGCAACCCCGTCTACGGCGGCGTCTCGAACGACGAGCTTGACTGGCTGGTCTGGCGCGATCTGCGCGATCGGGACGGGCATCCAACGAACAGCCCCGTTCTGATGGCCGCCGCTGGGGGGCAATCGCACCTAATCAAAGCCAGGCTCCAGGCCATGCGCAAGGCTGGTCGGGTTCGGTTCCATCGAAGGACCGAAAGCCGATGGCCCGCCCGCATCCGCGCCCACGGCTGGGAGGTGCTCGGCTGCCCCGGTGCCGGCATCCAGGAAGATGGGCAATTTGACTGGGCCTATGGCTGCGCTGATTGCCTGTGCCGCGTTAGGCCAGACCCCGCTGATGGGGTGATCGAGCCGCCGGCGGTCATTGCGTTTGAATGCGAGCTGAGGATTGAACCATGACCAACACCACTGAGCAACAGCCCACGATCAAATGGGAGATCAAAAAATGGGGACCAGACAGGATCTTGCCTGTCAAAGTGGTCAAAGAAACTGACAAAACCTTGTGGATTGAATTCATAAATTATCGCGGCAAGCCATCCATTGACCAACGCCGCAAAACCAACGATTTCCACGACACATGGGAAGCCGCGCACAATCATCTACTTATTAAGGCAAAGGAGCGAGTTGAATACGAAAAACGCAATCTAAACAGCGCTCGATCTGAGCTTGGGATGATTGAAAAGATGAAGCCGCCGATTGCCTAACCCGAAACGCCCCGGCCGCCCCCGCAAGCCTGCCGCCCCCAAGCTCCCGCTAGACCCACCTGACACCACCCCGCAGGGCCCACCACCCCCTAGCGGGGATGCAGTGGCAGCGGCCCTAGTTGCCGTGGCATCTGGCGCCGTGCCGGTTGAGGCCTATGCGGTCCGACCTGATGAGCCCCTAGACCGGCAGCAGGTTTGGGCTGGCGACGGCTGGCGCTTTGCTTTCTGGTGGAGGCTGGGGGTGCTCCACCGCCTGGCAGTGGCCCTGGCCCCCGGTGGTGGCCGGTGGGAGTACGGCTGCGGCCGGTGGCCTGATTGGCTGGCCGGGCCTGATGCCGTGGTGCTCGATCCGATCCATCACCTGCTGACAGCTCAGCAGAGGGTTCAGTTGCAGGCACGGCTGCTGGGGTGCACGCCGCGGCCACGGCCTCCGGTGCCTGAGTATTTCACGCGCCCCTGGCCGTCGCTTGAGGAGACGTTCCCGGCCGATGAGGAATGGCTGGAGCGGGCCAGCTGAGGGCGGCCATGAAAAAGCCCCCGGATGGGGGCGATGTGATCAGGTTGGGATCAGGCATTGCCCCGGCGTCGGCCCCTGGCCCGGCGTGCTCGCCGTTTGCGGCCGATGCTAGGGCCTCGTTCAAACTCCCACTGTTCCTGCATGGCCTTTAATAGAAGCGGGCTGATGCTTGCCAGGGTTTTGCTGCAAGCTCGCCCAAACGCAAGAAGGCTATCAGTAGTCCGCTTGATTGCATTTTCTAATTTGTCTAAATCAATTGTTCTGCCGTCAGCAATACGTTTGATTGCATCATTGAATCTTCCCGAGGATTCATTCCGTTCCCTATCCCACCGCTCGGAATAAGTTTCAAGCCTGCTGCCGTCCTCAAGGGCAGCCAGGATTCTTTCCTGATACGGCTGAGGGGGGCGAGGGGTCGAAAACGTGATGAGAGGTGGTGTGCTGGGGTCAGGCATCGACCGGCACCACGCGCAACCTAGAGCGATCAAAACCATTAGCGGCTAGCTTATCACAAGCTGCCAAGGCTCCTTTTTCTGTTGCCCACAAATTGTCATCCTGGGAGCAGCCAAAGCCAAGTTCAGCGGCTGAGTCGTTCCATTCACCGTTGGCAAGGGTTTGGATCTTGAAAGTGGTCATAACGGAAAATGCAAAGCGATTGAATTGTTGCCGGGAAGCCCCGGCGGGGGGGTAAAAGTCAGGCCAACTTGTAAACCCGGCATAACCGGCTGAACTCAGCCGGGTCAAATTCTGGGTGGGCCATCCACTGATCAAGCCTGGCTGACCAGCGGTCGTAAGCGGCCATATCGCACCCGGCAGACGCAATGCAGCTGGACTGAGCCCGCACCGCCATGTTGGTGGCGGAGGAGGGAAGCATGGACAGAGGTGCGGTGGTCATGACTGGCTGGCTGGCTGGTGAGTGGTGTGCGGCTCGGGTTTCCCCTTGCCTGTCCCCATAATGTAATCCGTAGATAACGCCCCAGCATGACAACCCTGTGACGCTTCACAGATTGTCACCTTTCTGCTTCCGTCGCTGGCGATGCTCCCACACCAGCCGGGCCACCGTTGCTCGGCCCTCTGGGGTTTTGCGGGCACACTCCCGACAGATGCGGCCATGGGTGCCGGTGTGACGCCGGCCGCAGCCTTCGCACAGGAATCGCCGGCCGCCTGGCGCCAAACCCGCTTTGCGCTGGCGGTAAAGGCGCTGGCGTTGGGCTGCAGGGCTGGGGTCTGGGGTGTTGGGGTCAGGCATTGAGGCGCCTTCCTCCAGCCATGACTAAAAACCTCCCTTTATCTACGCGAACCACGGCCTGAAACCGCATGGGTTCGATTGGTTCGATGGCAAAGGATTCAGCGGCGGGACCGCATGTGTAACAGCAGATCGCGCAGCGCTGGTCGTAGTCCGCTAGCTGGGCCCGCCGTGCCCGATCTTCTCGGGTCATGGTGGCGCGATCCACCAGCCCCCAGGCCGCTGCAATGGTGGCAGTGATCGGCGCCACCGCCGCAACTGGTTGGCTGGGGAGCCGCCGCGCTGAGTCAGCGGCCAGGGCGTCGATCTGCTGCCGGCCCCAGGCCCCGGCTGCGTAGGTGGTGGCCACCGCTGCGATCAGTGCCGCGCCGATCTGCTGGCGATGCCGCCAGAGCCAGAGGCCCCCGGCCGCAATGGCCAGGCCGGCCAGAGCCAGCAGCAGGGGGGCGATGCGTGCCGCCGCTGCAGTGGGGTGAAGGGTTCGAGATTGAGGGGTCATGGGATTGGGGGGAGGAGTCAAAAGAAAATAGAACCAGGCTGGCCTGTCTGGCCTCTTCGCAGCCACTTCACAACAGGCCCAACCGACTTGCGATCGGGCCATTGATAGATGCCACAATCAATCAAATTCTTGCCTACACAGGTAACCTCTACCTCGCTTCCATCGTGAGCAAGGTATATGGATGAACCGCATTTGTTTGCAGCTTCAGCACTGAAATAGGCGTAGCGCAGGGTAGGCGCAATTTTTGCGCGCCAGGGGAGTGGATCAAGTGTCATGGAATTGGGGGGGTGTGAATTGTTGCCGGAAAGCCCCGGCAGGGCTGGGGGGATCAGACCAGGCCGGCGGCCTCCATGGCGCCGGTCAGTCCGATCAGGATGCCGTGCGCCCGGCTCAGTGCAATCTGCGCATCGGCCGGCAGCTCCAGCCAAAAGTCGGTGGCCTGCAGAGCCTCCAGCTCTTCGGCTGCGTTGGAGGCGTGTGCGTGGGGCAGTTCGTAGTCCATGGTGCGGGGTGCGATTGGATCCGGGGATCTCCGCCCCGGTGAACAAAATGTAATCCGTAGATAACGCCCCAGCATGACAACCCTGTGACGCTTCACAGATTGTCATGGTTTGGGGTCAAGGTCGGAGTGGTTGCGCTCCGACTTACCAAATGGTAATCTTTGGGAGTTCAACCGAGACCCAATCATGGGCACCCCACCGCTCCGTCTCCCGACAGGCCCAGAGCTGCGAACCACGCAGCGACTTGAGGCCACCATCGGCCATTTGACCAGCCTGCAAGCCCACTGGTCGCAGCTGCCAGACCGGAGGAAAGCTCAGTCGCTCGACATCGCAGCGGCCAGCCTCGACGATGTGCGCGCCGGGTTGCAGGTCACTGGCCCGTTGTGGTCAGGGCCGCGACCCAGGACGACTTCCGCCCTCTCAGCCCTGGCCACGTTGCTGGTGCTGGGTGCTACTGCTGGGTGGCTGGTTGGCTTTCACCACGGCCGAACCCAATGCCCCGTTCCCAACCTGGCGAGGGTCGGCCCGTGATCGAATTTTTCTACATCTGCGTGGTGTTGCCCGCCATCCTTGTCGTTGGCGTGGTCAGCGCCAGGCTGCTCGGTGGCGTCGTGACTGATTTGATTCTGCGGATTGGAGGCGACCATGACCATCGCTGAAAAACATCAATTCCTGGCCCAAGCCATGGCCACAGCCCGGCGTCGAGCCGGGGCCGACCATGACACCAGTTGTTGGGAACAGCTGGAGGAAATGCTGGCCGTGCTCGATCACAAGATTGAGCACGCGAAGCCCGTGGTTCCTGCCCCTCAACCGCGAGCGCCTAGGCGCAGTGTTTACGACATCGACCACGCCCGCGCCCTGCGCAGCGCTCGCCGAGGGCTTTCGAGCTGATGGCTGACGATCAGACCCTAAAGCCCCGCCCCCTTCGCCGGGTCCGGTTTGGAGCAGCCCCACGTGAAACCATCACCCTGCGCCTGTTTCCCGATGAATGGGCTGCAGTTCGGGCCACTGCCAACGAAACCAACCTCACAAACGCAGGGGCCGCTGCCACCCTGCTGCGCCGCGGGGCCAAGCTCAAACCGTTAAAACTATGAAAATTGTCGATCCGATTTACCACCGCAACATCGAGCAAGGCAGTGACGATTGGCTGGCCCTGCGCCGGGGCGTGATCACCGCCAGCACGATCAGCAGGCTGATCACCGGCACCGGCAAACCTGCCAACAACGACACCAGCCGCACCCAGTTGCTGCAGTTGCTGGCCGAGCGGATCACCGGTGAGACCGATGCCAGTTTCTACGGCGACGACATGGCCCGCGGCCACCTACTCGAACCGCTGGCCCGTGACATCTACGCCGCGCACCGAGCACCGGTGGAGGAGTGCGGATTCGTCACTGCTGATTTCGATGGCACCGTGATTGGCTACAGCCCCGACGGTCTAGTGGGCGATAACGGCTTGATTGAGATCAAGAGCCCCCGGCAGAAGCATCACCTCCGCTCGCTGCTCAGTGATGAGGTGCCAGCTGAGTATGTGCCGCAAGTCCAGACCGGCCTTGCTGTCACTGGCCGCCGCTGGTGTGACTACATCAGTTACGCCCCCGGTCTGCCGCTGTTTGTCCGCCGGTGCGAGCGCGACGAAGTGGTGATCGCACAACTGATTGCCGCAGCCCAGGCCGCCGAAGCCGAGCTGCAGCGGCTGATGGAGATTTACACCACGAAAGCCGCCATTTTCCCGGCCACCGAACCTATCCAACCTGAGCAGGAGATCATTTTTTGATGGACATCAGATCCACCTTGGAGGCGAAATCCTCACAGCTCAACACAGACGACCTGATTGCCGGCCCGAAGACAATCACGATCACAAAGGTCTCGGCCGGCAGCGCTGAGCAACCTGTCGCCGTTTCGTTCGAGGGTGAC